GCAGGCATATTATCCTGTCTTCTCATACTATTCCTCCCATACCCATTTTTTTTCTTTTTGCAAACGTTGCAACGTTTGTTGGCTTACCGCCAGGATTACCTGCTGCTCTTTTTCGTTTGACAGCACTCGCCTTTTGTGAGCTTGTCATCCGTGTGGCTTTCGCAAGTGGCACGCATTTTGGGTACTTCCGTTTTGAACCTTTGGCAGATTTTCTTCCACAAGGTTGATATTTTCCATCTTTCTTTGGCGCTCCAATATCTACCCATTTTTGATTCACCCATTTTTTTAAATCGCCCATTAGACCATTCTAGTTTTTTTACGCTTGTTGGACATTACTTTGCCACAACCTCTAGCAATAAAACCACCATCTTTAGCTTTTACTTTTCCTTTACAAACTTTAGATGCATACATGTTTGCGTACGCCGAAGGATAAACATCGAATTTTCTCTTCGCTGCAGCTTTTCCTTTTGGACAAAGTTTTGCCATTATTTTTTCCTTTTTTTAACTCGTCCACCTTTTTTCATAAAGCCCATTTTATTTCTAATGGGTTTAGGAAGTTTACGTAGACCTTTTCCTTTTTTACCTGCTGGTACTGGTTTCATCTTATCCTCTCAGTTTTTTTAAAGTTTGAGCAAATCTAGCACGTTGGCCTAATTTACCTTTTTTCTTTGCAGCAGCAGCTAACATCTTTGCAGGAATCTTTTTACCTTTTTTAATTCCTAAAGATTTTCTTAACGCTCCTGGTTTCTTAATAGCTTTTTGAATAAACTTCTTATCAGCCATTATTTTTTCATAGCTCGGCCAAAACCTCTTTTAGCCTTACCACAACCTCTTACTTTACCACCATTTTTATAACCCTTATTTAGTTCGCTGATCACTCTATCTTTTTCAGCTCTTCTATTAGAGTTCATTTTTTCTGAATCTATTCTGCCTAGTTCTTCAGCAAGATTCATTCTTCCTGTGTTTGCCATAATTATTACCTATTGATCTTTCCAGATTTTTTAGCTTTAGAACCAAATTTACCATAAGATTCATTTGCTGAAGCTCTTAGTTGTTTTTTAGTTCTTTTCTTTTTTACTCTCATAGCGATAGATTCATCTTTTCTATCTTTGTAGCCCTGTTTTTTCTTTTTAACAGATCCACCTGATTTCATGCCAGCTTGTCCATATGGAAATCTAACACCTGATCTTACTCCGTTTTGTCTCATTTTTTTCCTCCTTTAAAGATTTGTGTTCCCTTAATTCCAAAAATACTCGCTACTACGAGAATCCATAAATTGGTGAACCATTTCGGCAGGTTACTGAAATGTTCAAAGAATGTATTTACCTTGTCCATTACAGTTGGGTCGTCCGATATCACTGCCCATGCCAGAACAATAATCGGCGCACTTAAAATTATAAGTACGAATTCGTCTTTGTAATCGTTTTGTCTCGCTTCAAGTAGTTTACCTTGGTAAGCTTCTTCACCGCGAGCCATTTTTTCTGCATGCATTAATTGTGCATCAGACATAGCCATTTTAGTTTTCTGTTTATTTGCGTAAATCTTGCTTCCTGCTTGTAAAGCAATTTTTGCTAAACTAAACCAAGCCATATTAGTACCAAGTAGCTTTAACAGGTTTTTTGTCAGGTCTCATACGTTTTGTACCTCTAACATCAACCACTTGAGATTTATCTGGGTCAGTAGCTTGTATTTCAACGCCACCAGTTTGGTATCCGTCTTTACCAACACCTAATTCTTTTTCAATTTTAGGTGCTTTGACGTAGCCTTGACCTCTTAAATAATCTTTAGTCATTTTAATCTCCTTATTTGTTTAATTATAACTATTTTTTTCTAAAGTTTCTACCAAAATCGTGAATTTTGCTTTTATCAGCCATACCTTGTTTAGCTAATGACACACTTGCTCTTAATTTTGCTAGTTTTTCGTTTTGTTCAAGCTTTTCATCTTGATTTTCTTGGTTCATAAGAGCTTTTGCAGTGTCAAGGTCAATTCTTTCCTGTGCCTCTTCACCTTTTCTCTCATTTTCTTTAGCTCTTAAGTCAACTTCTCTTGCTTTTAACTTAATTAATGGGTCACCACTAAACTCACCCATAATTTTTTGCTCTTCATCCATATAATCTTTAGTCATTTCAGCAATGAGTTGTGCTTTTCTTGCATTGATCTTCATTGTTAACGCTTGTGCTTGCGCTATGAGCTGTGGATTTTGTGGATTCGTTTGTAAAATCTGTTGTATCTGTTGTGCTTGCATTAATTCATTAGTAAATTCTAATTGAATTTGTTCTTGTGCCATTAAACTTATTCTTTCCAAGATATTTTTTTGTAATGCAGCCATAACTGATGGTGAATTTTGCACCATATTTGATTTCATAAAATTTAAATGCGAATCAATGTGAGCTTTATGATCTTGACCAGGAAAAGCTTGAAAAGGTTTCATACCCATTGCAGCAATTTCTTCTAAAGATGGATCTAAAGGTGTTGGTTGTGCTGGTGGGGGTAAAATTGCATTTACATTTTTTACACCTAACGCATCATACATAGATCTGTAGGCTTGATAGATGTCATGTATCTGTGGATTAGTTTGAGCTAACTGTAATTGTGTTTGAGCCATAGATATTCTTTGTGTTTGTGAGAATATATTTGGATCAGCTACAGGTAAGATATCTACCTTGTCATCAAAGTCAGCAACTTTTATATTTCTTGTAGCACCTACAACATCGTATGGATATTCTGGTGGAAGATATGTTTTAAATACTTCTGATAATAATTTAAACTCTTGTTTTAATCCTACGTATAATCTTTTGTGTATAGCAGACATAACTCTTGAACCTCTTTCAAGTAAAGCTACCGTAGTTCCAACTGCAGCGGCTTGGTTCATGTCTCCAACTTGCGAATCTGCAATTGATGCAAATCTTTGTCCTGCGTTTACTACGATACCCATTAACTGAAGTAAAGTTGCATCAGGTCCCTTGAAGGGTAATTGCATAAACTGATCTCTGATATTACCACCTGGTGCATCAACATCTCTAAACTCTCCTGGTTGTAAAGGTTGTGCATCATCTCTAATTCTTAATCCTCTTGTTTTAAATCCTGCTGGTAAGTTTGCTAAAGTTCCTGCATCAAGTAATTGTCTTAAGGCAGCTGTAGCTGTTCTTGTTAATCCACCAATCATGTGAATTAAACCAAAGCCATAAAAACCTGTACCAGGTAAAAATTTAAATTGTACAAAGTAATCTATTTTTTTCTTTAATGGATCATCAACTTTAAAGTTTCTTCTAATTGATAAAATCGTTTGGTTATCATCTGCAAAGGTAATGACGTAAGGTAATTTAATTCCTGTTGGCATACCATTTTCATCCATGTCTTCATAACCTGCTAAATCTAAATTTGTGTGCATTTCATAAAGTGTGTATTGATCTTCTTGACCATCTTTTGAAATACCTTCAAGTTGTAATTTCTTTTCTTCTAATTGATTTTCTGTAACTGGTGGCTCACCTAATTTTACATCTCTATAAAATCCAGCCACTTGTTGTTTTCTTAATTCATTACCAGACATTTTGATTACATGCACAATCGCATCAGTATCATCTAATGATGTTGCTGAATAAGGTACAATTAAATCTTCAGCCGGTATAAATTTAGAAACGGCTCTACCTAAAAGTTCATCGTAATAAACTTTTTTAAAGGTAGAGCCGGACAGGGGTAGATAGAAAAGCATTTGATCAAACTCTGGTTCATATTCTTTCATCTGATCCATAAGTTGATAATTCATAAAATTCTTAACACGTTTTGATTGTTCTTCTTTATCGACTGTTACGTCACCTAAAATTTGTGTTCTAACAGGACCATCACTTGGTAATAATTCTTTATAAGCTGTAGCTTGAAACTGTGTAACCGCTTCTGCTAACACTGGGTGATTAACACCTGATGCACCTTTGAAGGGTTCTGTTCGTCTTTCGTATTTGAAACCTAATAATTCTAAACCTTCTCTGTAAGACTGTTCCCAGTCTCCTCTTGATTCTTTGTATTCTGTGTATTGATCGTAAAGTGTTTGACCTAAAGATTCTAAATCAGAATCTGCCATTGTCTCTGCTAAATTTGCAAAGTGTCCATCTGATTGTCGACCAGGGACCGTTGTTGGATCAAAAGTAACTTCAGCTCCACCTTCTTCATCCATAACAACTTC